CCAAACTCCATCTGCTTGGCGTAGTCGATGGGGTCGGCCTTGGTAGCCCTAGCCATGGCGAAGGCGACGTCGGCCTCGGGTGGGGCGGGCAGATAGGACTGGGCTAGGCGAGACTCAGCCACGACGACCTTGGCCTTATCGGCGTTACGCTCGATGGCCACGAGCGCAGCGCCTACGCGGTGATCCGTCTTGTCGAGGTCTTTGCCTAGGGTCGCGACGGCGTCAGGCTTGGTCGGGGCTGGCGGCTGGACGGGCAGGGGCGGCAGGGCGTCACCCTTGCGGAACAGACTGCACCCGGTCAGGGCCAGGACGGCGATGACCAGGAACAGTCGCACGGCTTATTCGCGGCCCTTGAGGGCGTCGAGGGCCTGACGGCCCTTGGCTTCCAGCGTGTCGGCCTTAGCCTTGTGCTTACGCATGACGAGGGCACCGGCGACGAAGCCGACGAGGAGGGCGAGGAGGTGGGTGATCATGGTGGTGTTATTCGTTGGGTAAGAGTTCGACTTTGACGAGGGGGCCGAGGTCGACTGGGGTCTGCGGTGAGTCGAAGGTGACGATGACGCTGGCTCCGTCAGAGGATGCGGGTTCGCCATCACGCTGCGGAAAGACGGCGGCCAGCAGTTCGTAAGGATTTGAAAGCACCGCGCCGACCATGGATATTTTGTAAGTAATCATGCTTCTAAGATAATTCCTCCAGCAAAACAACGCATCAGGTATCTGACTCCAGCCGAAGCCGTAGCCTCAACTTGCTCACGATAAAGGCCGCCGTTGTTTGCGGTAACACCCGTAGGGCCTGCCGAGGTCGTTGCCTCCAGGACTCCGTCTAGGTAAAGTGATACATTGCCAGAGCCGTCAGAGTAAATGACGTAGTCGGTGACTTGGCTTAGGGCCAGAGCCTTAGTAGTAGCAACAGCGGTTTGCGTGCTCCCGTTGTGCACGATCAGATTAATGAAGCTTGCGACACCTCCTAGTTTGCTAAGTCCAATGCCAAAGGTTGTCATAGCTCCAGTTGTTGCGGCAGTATAGCCTCCAACCGTGATGCGTGCTGTCGTATTTGCATCTCCAAGATAGCCAGAATTGGTAAAACCAAACCGACCAAACAGCCAAATCTTCTTTGAGAAATCGACCCTAAGCTCATGAGCACGGCTTGAAAATACAGACAAGACGCCAGGAACACCAGCGTACCAACCGCCACGACCTACCGAAGCAGTTGTGGTGGTGTACATCTCTCTCCAGCAATTATATCCAGCGCTAATTTGGCCAGAGCCGCTTATCGAAGTGCTATTTAAGCCTTCAAACCTCGTAGACATTCCTTGAGCTGATGCGAAATTAAAGACCGAAGGATTTAAACTAGTCGTCGAAGATGTTTTAGTGATGGCCTGAACCGCAGTCGCAAACGCCGGAACCGCAGTCGTGACAAACGCCGTAGTAGCCAGCGCCGTGGTATTATTGCCAGCGGTCTGCGTGACGCCGATCGTCCCAGTCGGCAGGGAGGGCGTGCCGGTGAAGGTCTGAGAGTCTACAGCGGCCCTCGTCGTATCGGTTCCGTGGACGTGGTCAGCCCTGGCGTAGCGCAAGGAGGTTCCCACGGCGGCAGTGCCGTTGACCAGCGGGGTAGCGGACGCGGCCTGTGCGACGACGTATGCGGTCGTGGCGATCTGGGTGGTGTTCGTATCGACTGCGGCGGTCGTTGAAAGTGGGACGCCAGTAAACGTCGGACTTGCGAGGTCGGCCTTGCCGGCGATGTCGGCGGCGACCAGGAAAGACGAAGGGTTCCCGCTTAGAGGATAGTAGAGCCCATTCGCCACAGTGGTCGTCGAGTAGTCCGCAGCTGTGGCGGTCGCCATCGTGCCGAGGCCGAGGTTCGTGCGGGCCGTGCCGGTGTTCGCCAGACCGCTTAGGTTATCGGCCTTGAGCAGGAAGCCAGTCGGGCCGGGGTAGGCCACGGTCTGCGTGCTCATGCCCGTCGGGCCGTTGAAGAAAATCTGAGGATACCCGGCGGCAGTCGAAAGCGTCAGCACGTACGAGTTTGCGGTGCTAGACATCCCTAGGATGCCTGCGCCGATGCTTGTAGTATCAGGAGAACTAGAAACAAGGATGTCGTTTGTGAACGTGGCACCCGATAGGTTCGCCTTCCCCGCAGCCGATGCGATCGTGAAGTAGGTGCTGGCGGCCGTAGCACTGAGCAGATAAGGCGAGAGAGCCGTGCTTACCTGTGCCGCAGTCTGATAGCCAGCAGGGTTGGTCTGAAGGTAGTAGGTGCTCGCCGCGTCAGCCGAGGTCAGCAGGCCGAGGGCGCTGAAGGTCTTGTTCTTCCAGAGGTCGGTCGAGGACTCGTAAGCCAGGAGGTCGTTATTGGCCAGCGTGCCGATGGCCACGTCGTGCAGTTCCTCGAGCTCATAGCCGTTCTGGACCGCGACGAGGATAGTCCCGAGGGTCGGGTGCGAGCGGATGACGATGCCGACGTAGACGAGATGCTGGGGAGCGGACGGCTTGGTAGTCGTCCAAGTGCCAGCGGTCGTCGGGGAGAGGTACAGCTGCACGCCTTCGGTCAGCGCCGAGGTGTCGATGTTCTCCAGTTCGCCGCGCACGATGACGTAGCCCGTGCCGTTGTTAGCGATGGCCGTCTTGACGAAGCCGATGGTCTGGGCGGAGTTCGCGTCGTTGTTAGCCTGGGCCAGCGTGATTAGGGGCTTGTTGCCCGTGGCCCCGCTGATGTAGACGATGGAGCCAGCCGCGATCGTCGAGCCGGACTGGTTGCGGACTTCGACCTCTAGGTCGCGGGCGACCGCCGTGCCACCAGCGAGAGCAGCCTGGACGAAGGCGGTCGTCGCGAGGGAGGTATCGTTGTCGCCGAAGGTCGGGGTGACTGCCCGGGCGTCTCCCGTGAAGACTGGGCTGGCCAGCGGCGCGTAAGCCGACAGGTCCACCGTGAGGTTCCCGGTCGTGACCGACAGGGGCGACGAGACGCTGGAGATGAAGTCGGGGGTGGTCGTGACTACTTCCCACGCGGCGTTCTTTCGAGCGTACTGCGATCCGTCCGAGGGGGCGTCGTTGACTACCGCCAGAGAGCCGAGGCCAAGGTTAGTGCGCGCCGTAGGAGCCGAGGGGAGGTCTGAGAGGTTGTTAGCCTTAACTGCGTAGACCGACAGGTTGACCGTCGTCCAGTCGGTGTTGTAGTTCGTGCTGTCAATCTTGGTCAGGAACTGCCCAGCCGTACCGCCAGCAGGGACGCCTACGCCAGGGGCTCCCGCAGGGCCGGGGACGCCGACGCTACCCGTCAGGGTGCCAGGGACGATGCCCGAGATGGTGCCCGAGATGGTGGACTGGTCAGCGGAGAATACCCCCGAGATGGTCCCGAAGGTCGAAGCCGTCGAGGTGATCGTCGCGTCGGGCATGGCTTAGACGGTGACGGAGTCGATGACGTTGACGCGGAAGAGTTCGGTGCGCGAGATGGTCGAGCCCGGGAAGACGAACTTGATGTCCCACTTGCCGAGGCCGATCGCCCAGTCAGCGGTCGAGCCCGGGTAGGTCACCGTAAAGGACAGGCCGTCGCCGGCCTTGGTCACCGTCATCGCGTAGACGTTGTTCTGGCGGTCTTCGAGGGACGAGCTGATGGTCGTCGTCAGGAGGTTGGCCGGACCCGTCGCCCCGGGCGTCCAGGTAAAGGTGCAGGCGAAGGTGTTACCCTGCGAGACGGTTACTTGATTAGTGCAGCTCATCGGGTCTTAACCTTGCCCCGATTGGAAGGGGGGGGTCAGAGGTCGAAGGAAACCACGTCCGTCGAGCTCGTGATCGTCTGGAAAGACCCGGTGACGCCGTTAAGCGCCGAGTAGGCCATCGTGTAGGTCGTCGCGTCAATGACCACGTCCCGACCTACCCATGTCGCTTGGACCTCCACGTCGTCGAGGTAGTTGGGGGCGTAGGTGTCAGCAGGGTCGGTGTTATAGGCGCCCACCCAGAATGATGTCAGCGGGGGGAACGGCGTGCCAGGGAATGCCAGGGGGCCTTGATAGCCTGTCTGGGGGGTGCCGCCCGAGTCCGTCCAGCTGACAAAGTTCCACCACTGAGCGCAGCGGAAGAAGGTGTTGGCCTCCGAGGCCCAGCCGTCAGTCGCGACGTTGTTGTGGGTTCCGCCAGAAATACCGAAGTAGGTGCTGAAGATGGGCGTGCGGTTGCGACCCCAAGTGGAGTTGGCTTCCGTTGCTCCGATCAGGACGCCCATCAGATGCGGGCGTAATAGTATTTCGCGGTGGCCCCGTTCACCTTTACGCGGTCACCCCAGAGGGAGCCGTTGACATACTGATGCAAGGTCCAGACGGTCGGGGCCGAGACGTTATCAACGTCTACCTTGGCAAGCAGGACATACCCATTTGTGTCGGTGTCAGTCAGTTCGACATTTGACGAGATAACCTTCGGGTAAGGGGTGTTCGAGATGCTCGGGTCCGGGAAGGCGTAGGGCGACGCGGCCTCGGGACCGGCTCGGAGATAGACCCAAGACTCCTTGGTCGAGGTATTGAACGTCAGGACATTCGTGGGAGGCGTAGGGACGCCGGATGTCGTGCTGTCCAGCAGCTTCTCGACGCCACCGATGACATCGTCCATCTCTGGGACTAGGTTGTTCAGCGTCCCGGTAATGACCTGAAAGCGGATGGCTCCGCTGACCACGCCGACGATCTTGACCTTGAAGGGAAGGTCGGGAGTAGACGCCACGCTCGGGAACGGGTCGGACGTGTCCAGCGTGAACCCGTGCGAGGACGAGTCGAAGTTATAGCCGACGCCGGGTTGAATCTTCATCAGGCGTTAGCGTAGACCGCCGAGTTGTAGCCCTCGCGGTTAAAGCGCAGCTCATACTGGACCTTGTAGAGCAGACCGAAGTCTTCGAAGGATACCTGAGCCAGGAGCAGTTGTTTTTTGCCGTTGATTTCGAAGGCCGTTCCCATGTAAGTCGGAACCAAGTCCTTTGACGCGAAGGAGCCGTTGCCGGAGGTCTTGCCGACCGCGTTACGCAAGTTGATGACCAAGGCCGAGCTGCTCGTGTAGAACACGCCAGAGAGAGAACACTGCGGGGCAAGGTAGTTGGTCTTGCCGTAGAAGTCCTTGAACTCGGGCTTCTTGAACCCGAGGAACTTCCGGCCAACTGCGGCCTCAAAGGTTGCGCCGTTGTTGCCAGCGTATTCCGCAGGGTTCGTTCCAGCAACCGCAGGGTAAGCAGGGGTCGCAATCGAACCAGTGCCCACGCCCGCAATCGGTGAACCCGAAAAGCCAAGCGCGGTGGCGACTTCAAAGAAGTTAGGGTGGGTCGTGATGTGCTCCGACGTCAGTCCCTGCGAGCCGGTGATCTGCGGGTCGGTCGAGGCGCCGTAGCCAGGGTTGATGCCCACATAGTCCACCGAGTAGGTAGCGATGCCAAGGTTTTCGAAAGATACTGAATACTTGTGAGCCTTGCAGTATGAGTAGGCCCCCTGCGGGCAAGCCGACCCACGGTTAATCGTGCCACCGATGGACGCCGTGATTGCGGCCTTGAAGACGATGGTGCCGGTGGCGAGTCCGTAGCCATCCTCTTGGAACTTTGCCCCAGGCTGTTGGAGTACGGTTGTTAGGTTATTACCAGTGTCGACGCGTGCCATAAATTATTTGGATTGGGTGCCCTTGGTGAAGTCGCCTTGACCGGCGGGAGTGCTGCCGGAGATTTTCTGGAGCTCGGCGAGCTGCGCCAAAGCGATTTCGTTCTGGCGGGCCATGGCCTCTAGCACCGGGTTAGGTCCTACGCCGATGACGTTGCTGAATCCTTCAGGGCCTTTGAAGTCTTTCTTTTCAGAAGGAATAGGATTCTTCTTAGCCTGATCCATAATTGCCAATTGAACGGCTGATTGAATCTCGGGAAATTTAGCAAGAACTGCTGCCTGTTGCTCTCTTCCTCCAGTGACGCCTTCTAATGCTTTAAGAAAGCCTGGAGCGTTTTGGTCTCCTGCTCCCTTAAGTTGCATTATAGCGCGACCGATTGGGTCGTTCAGAAGGAAGTCTTTAGTAATGTCTTCTCGAGACATCGCAGCTTGTTCTCGGTTCTCCTTGTCCTTCTTTTCGTTATCACGCTTTTTGGCGTAGTATCGGTCCTCGGCGGACATCAGTTCGTTGGTTCCGTCGATGGCTGCTTGATTAGCTTCTCGGTGTTTCTTTTGGTTCTCTTCGATTAACTTTCCGATGTAGTTAATGGCTACCCCAAGCAGCGCCATCGGTCCTAGGAATGACAGGAAGATGTCCTTAAACGCCATTGAGAACTTCTTCTGGATGTCCTCGACCTGTTTACCAAAGGACACGGTGGCCGACTTGGCCTTGTCCATCGCCTGCGGGACGTCGGAGGTCGTCTTGATGTTGACTGTCAGGTCTTGGGCCATGTCAGGGGGTGCTTTCCTTTGCCAGATTGGAAGCAGCCGCGGCGGCCTCCCGGGCTTCCTCTTCGGCCATGAAGGCTTCCTCTTCGGGTGACATGATCGCCACGTCAGCACCCTTCCGGATAGCCAGGGCGGAGTTCAGCCAGATGGCCTGACACTCCGGCATCTCCCAAGCGCGCTTCTCAGGGATGCCAGACGCGATCAGGTTGGCTACGATGGACAGCGGCCAAGGCACCCCCTTGTCTCCGCCCCCTGACTTTGTCTTGGTCTGCTCCCAGAACTTCGGCCAGTCCTGGACGAGGATATATCCGGCGAAGGCTTCCAGAAGGCGCTCAAACTTGGCGGGGTTACGGCATAGGGACATAATCCGCAACTCGTCGACCCAGCCAATCTTGCCCCCTAGCGGTTCCTCGGCGCACACTTGGCAGGCGAAGATTAGGTCCGCAGGGGTGATGCCGCGGGAGCCGGTGACCAGCGGGGAGTCAAAGGCGATCAGCCGCACCCGGTACTTGAGGCACCAGGGGTAAAGAGTTCGACCCAGAATCCTGAAAGGAGCCGGGTCGACGTAGGCGTTAAGGAAGCGGCGGTCCACTGTCCTCTAGACTGCCCCCTTTTCGGGGGTGTCAATTAGGCAGGCGTGATGCCTTCGTAGTCAATCGCCGTGATTGTGACGGCGGTGAAGCCCTTGTTCGAGCCCTTGTCGTCAATCTTGGTGATGGTGCCGACAAAGGAAACAGAGGCGGCTCCGCTAGGATAGGCGGAGGCGGTGTTCACCGTGAAGGAAAGGGCGGCGCCGAGGGTGGGCATGGTCGAGGTCTTGGCGATGCCTTCGATGGTGATCTCGGACTTGCGGTCGTCGAGGCGGTGCGTCTTGGTCAGGCCAGCCTCATCGACCACAGTGGCCTCGGCGTTGAAAGAGGACGAAAGGCTGTAGGACTGCACGAATAAGTTGGTGACAGTACCCGCGACTCCGTAGATACAGGTGGTTCCGTTTGAGATGGCGGCCATTTGTAATTGCAGGCTTTGGAATTGGCTTAGGCGGGCAGGACCACCAGCACGTCAAACGAGAAGGAAGTCGCCCAGGAGCGCTCGTCGATGCCCTCGTCTTCGGACGTCATTCCGACATCATAGCAAGAAGCGTCTCCACCTGACGTGAATAACGCTTGGATGCTATCCAAGTCCCGCATGTTTCCAGAGATGGCAGCACAGCGGGCGCGGTGATCGGCGAGGGTCGTGTCGTCGGCGTTCGAGAACAGGGTGATGCGGACCGAGCAATCGTAGTTGCCCATGTTATCGTAGCCTTCAAGTTCGGCGGGTGCCCGGGCAGACTCGCAGAGGACCACGGCCTTGGGCAGGGTCTGGGTCGCGGCGCTGTCCCCGGTCAGGAACGTGACGGTGGTCAGCCCGGTCTGGGTGGATAGGTAGGTGGCCAAGGTGGCCTCTACGATGTGGCGGATGGATTTGGTTCCCATAAGTGGTTAGCGGCTGTTAGCGCGCTGGATGGTGCTGTTCATGTGGCGCTCAAAGCGGGCCTTCATCTGCTTGATGCGGTTGGCGTAGACAAGGCCAAGCACGTCGGCGTCGGTGGCAATGCCGTTTACGTTGCCCTGGGTGTTCGTCACGCTCAGTTCGACGACCTTCTCGTTGGCCGTGAGTTTGTTGGTACCCAGCACGCGGTTGTGCCGGTTAATCCAGGCTACGCTCAGTAGCTTGACGCCGAAGTCCTTGGGCACGCCGTTGATAACTGGCTTAGGCAGAGAGCGCAGGGCCGAGGCCCAGCCCGCCTTGATCATGCCGACCATCTGCTGGCGGTCGCGGATGTATTGGTCGAGCTCGGACTTAGAGTCCACGAGCATCTTGAGTTTGACCGGGCGGACGGACTTGCCGATGCGGCCTCCGAACTTGCCCTTGATGCGGTTATGCGGAGGACGCAGCTCCTGGACAAACCCTTGGCCGTAGTCGGTCATGACAGGGTTGGTCGTGTTAAAGTAGTTCTTAGCCTTCTTGAACGCCCGGTCATAGTCGCGGTCGTTCGCGATCTTGCGCATGATGGGCGGAAGGTTCTTCAGCGCCTGGAGTGAGCCCTTGCCGATGACCTTGTTAAACAGGCCGATGTCGTTGGTCTTGGTGGCGTAGGCCAGCTGATTGGTCAGGAGGGCGGCAGCGGAGTTCGAGCTGCGGTCGTTGGCCGCGACGAACATCTTCTTGATGTCCCCGGCTACGGCGTTGTCGCCCGCCACTTGGGCCGCCTTGGACAGGCCACGGCCTCCGCCCTTGGGCAGGGGAGGGGTGAAGGTCGCCGCGTCTTGGCAGGCAAGGGCGGCTTGTTCCAGCGCCGCGTCCCGCATAGTCTGCCCGGTGTTGGCCGCGAACTGACGCAGGGCCGCGATGAACTCAGCCTGAGACTTGGGACTGACTGAGACCGTCACCACAGGGGTTACTGGTTATCGTCGATGACGACGAGCGTGATCCATGCCGACCCGGGCTTGTAGGTCTGGGTCGTGATGCGGACGGTCTTCCCGCCGGCCACGATCTTCTTCCCCTGGCCAAGGCTGGCGATGGGCACCCCTGCCGACAGTAGGGCCGCCGATGCCCCAATAGACCCGTCTGGCTGGCTCCAGGAGGCCGTAACAGCGGGGAGCCTGACCGTATACTGGGTCCGCTCCATATACCCCCCTGCTTCGAGCACGGTCGAGACGGCGGGGTCGGAGATGAGGCACGAGAAGGTGATGGCGCCAGAGTTGGCCGACCCGGCCACGCCGAAGTCCGCCACCATCTCTTTGGCGTCGTTGAGAAACTCGGTTCCGTAGAGGCTCATCCTATACTTGCCCGGATTGGTAGGGGGCACAAAAAAGGCCCCCATTGCTGGGAGCCTCGTTTGTTTGCCTTGCGGCGGCTGATTAGGCCGTGGTGAGGCGGTTGAGCGAGGTCGCGCGACCGACAGCGGCACCGAAGAGCAGCGTGGCGGTGACGTTGTAGTAGCCGGACTG